CTGTTGAGATGTACGCCGACAAGACCACCACGCTGGGCGTGTTTGGCAGTACAGAGTCAGACAACAACAAGTTGTCGATTGCCATTCAAGTCACGCAACTGGCCGCAGCAGCAGGACAGCCAGCAGAGTGCGGCTACAAAACCGTGGACGGAATGTATTCGGTCTACACGCTGGCGCAGTTGGAGCAGATCGCGCTGGAGATCGCCGCCCAGGTGCTGCCTCTGTACGAGAAGGAATCAGGGCTGGTGACGCAAGTTGATGCGGCCACGACGGTTGAAGACGTCGAATCCATTACTTGGTGAAATCATGGCGCAAATTGACGTGACAGACGCAAAATTGAACACTCACGAGGCTGTTTGTGCCGAAAGGTATGAAGCAATCAAGCAGTCCATTGACGCCGCCTCGAAGAGAATGACGAGGATTGAATACATCCTCTACACTCTGATCGCAGTCACTCTGCTTGGCCCAGGCTTTGCCGCTGAGATGGTTAGAAAACTTCTGACGTAAAAATGGATCACAAACTTCAAAAGTACTACGAAGAGCGGTTCTCCACGCTGGGCAGTGCTGGGTGGACTGATCTGATGGAGGACGTTGACACCATGATCAATTCCATAAACAATCTCAGTTCAATACCAGACGAGAAAACGCTGCACTTTCGCAAAGGCGAGCTGTCGATCTTGATCTGGCTGAAAAATCTCCGTGGCGTCAGTGAACAAGCCTACGAGGAGCTGAATGAGAAGAATGTATGAATTTGTCTGCGAGAGCGGGCATCTCACGGAGGCGCTGGTTGTCTATGAAACAATCGGCGTGCCGTGCAAGTGCGGTGAGGAAGCTCACCGTATCATTAGCGCACCAAGCATCAACTTGGAAGGGTGGTCGGGCAGTTTTCCGTCAGCATGGCTGAAATTTGACCATAAGCACCGTGAAAAGTTGGCAGCAGAGCGCAAACTCCTACAACCCGAAGGGCAGGAAAAATGTTGACTGACGAAGAATTTGAGACGCAAGGTGACGACGCCGAAGAGACTGATTTTGAGCTTCCTGAGTTTTATCAGGGCAAAAGCCTAGAAGACGTCATCAAACTGCACCAGGATGCCAACACAATGATTGGCAAACAGGCCCAAGAGGTCGGTGAAGTTCGAAAGCTGGCTGATGAGTTACTCAAGCAGAATCTCAGTTCGAAGCAAGCAGCAAAACCGGAACCAGAACCGGAGGTAGACTTTTTCGAAGACCCGCGAAAGGCGGTGCAATCGACAATCGGTAACCATCCCGATGTTGTTGCGGCAAAGCAAGCTAGTCAAGAATTCAGATTGATGCAAGTTCAACAAAGGCTCTCCAAGGAGCACCCTGACTTTGCAGACATAGTGGAAGGTCAAGATTTCCAGAACTGGGTAAAGTCCAGTCCTATTCGCACCAGGCTCTATGCCTTGGCTGATGGAAGTTTTGACTACGATTCTGCTAACGAACTTCTGACAACCTACAAAGAGTTGCGCGATGTCAAGTCTCAGCAGTCTGAAAAAGCGGCCACCGCCACTCGGACTAAGAGCATGAAAGCCGCGCAAGTTGATGTCGGCGGCAGCGGCGAAAGCAGCAGGAAAGTCTACCGACGTGCAGATTTGATCAGATTGAAAATGACTGACCCTTCTCGCTATGAAATGTTGAGTGATGAAATACTCGCAGCATACGCAGAAGGACGTGTTAAGTAACTTAATTGGAGCACTAAAATGCCATATCCCACCCCAGCGGTAACAGTAACTACCGCAGCCACATTTATCCCAGACATTTGGAGTGATGAAATCATCGCTTCCTACAAGAAGAACCTCGTCATGGCCAATCTGGTCATGAAGATGAGCTTCAAGGGCAAGAAGGGCGACGTTGTTCACATCCCAGCACCTACCCGTGGCTCTGCCTCGCTGAAAGCTGCTTCGACTGCGGTCACTCTGATTGCAGACACCGAAACCGAAGTTCAGGTTTCGATCAATCGTCACTTTGAGTACAGCCGTTTCATTGAGGACATCGTTGAAGTTCAGGCGCTGAACTCGATGCGTCAGTTCTACACGGCTGATGCCGGATACGCTCTGGCCCGTGCTGTTGACACCGACCTGATCCAGTTGGGTCGCTCGACTAACAGCGGCGCAGGCACGAACGTGTACGCAAACGCGTTCCTCGGCGGTGACGGCACGACCGCTTATACCGCAGCCAGCAACAACGAAACTGCGTTGACCGATGCAGCCATTCGTCGCACGATCCAGCGTCTTGACGACAACGACACTTCGTTGGACGGTCGATTCTTTGTCATCCCACCATCGAGCCGCAATACCTTGATGGGTCTGGCCCGCTACACCGAGCAGGCGTTTGTCGGCAACGGCGACACGATCCGCACTGGCGAAATCGGCAACCTGTACGGCATCCCCGTGTTCGTCAGCAGCAACGTCGATACTGCCAGCGGCACTAACGGAGCGCGTGTTTGCTTGATGGGTCAGCGCGATGCAGTTGTGCTGGTCGAGCAGATGGCTGTTCGCTCGCAAGTTCAGTACAAGCAAGAGCATCTTTCGACGCTCTTCACGTCTGACACGCTTTACGGCGTATCGCTTTTGCGTAACTCATCAACCGCCAATATCGCGCGATCAGCCGCGATGTTCGCTTTGGCCGTGCCAGCCTAAACCCCAACCCCCCATTCGTGGGGGGTTAATTTAAGGAGATTCTTATGGCCGCCGCAACAGCAGTTGTTTCTCGTCGAAGCAACGATCAGTTTCGTGGTATTTTTAATGATACGTTCGTGGTGACTTGCACTTTGGATTCCGCATCGGTAGCTGCTGCTGGAGCAGGATCAGATACGGTTACGGTTCCCGGTGTTGCATTGGGTGATTTTGTCATTGCAATGTCTGCTGGCGTTTCGGAGCAGGGTCTTGTTCGTCGTGCTTTTGTTTCGGCAGCGAACACGGTCACTATTACAGCGACCAACACCACTGCAGCCGCCATTGACTTGGCTTCCACCACTGTTCGACTTGTGATCGCTAGACTTGCATAAAGAGGCTACTTTTCGCTGCTTGCAGTCTGGCAACACAGTGACTTTCACGAATCAACTAGACATTGATTCGATGAAGAGTCACCCGGGCTACGCTCGCATCGACACGCCTGATATACCCGCCCCGCCCAAAAAGGTGGGGCGGCCTCGCAAAGTTCAACCGGAGCAAATACCATGTACGGGAAAATGAAACCTGAGTCCAAGAAGGCCAAAAAGCCACCGCAAGTTGCCATCATGGTGGCAATTGCCAAGCCCACGAAAGCCATGCCTGCTAGGGGCGCTCGGACAGCTACCAACAAAGCCAAGAAGGCCAAGTAATGCTTACCGCACCAATCACGCTGCTGAGTAGCGTCGTAGCAGCGGGCGCGTCCGTGGCTGTTCAAGCTGATGCCGGTGGGCCAGCATTTTTGCAAGTGACGGGCATCACGACGGCAACCGTTGCCTTAGAAGGCAGCATAGATGGCACAACCTTTTTCACTCTCGGCACAGCCTTGACGGCTAACGGTCTTGTCACCGTAGCCGTAGCGCCCAAGTATTTGAGGGCAAACTGCACGGCGTACACCAGCGGCACGATCATCGCCAAAGTGCTGTACTGAGATGAAGAGCAAAGTCAATCAAGCGGGCGTTTACACCAAGCCCGCCATGCGAAAGACTTTGTTTGAGCGCATCAAGGCTGGCTCGGCTGGCGGTGATCCCGGCGAATGGTCGGCCAGAAAAGCTCAGATGCTGGCAAAGGAATACAAGGCCAAGGGCGGAAAGTACACAAAATGAGCAAGACCGCGACTCACTATCTGCCTGATGGCAAGGTCTACACCGGCCCCATGCACAAGGAGGGCGGTGTGCTGATGACGGGCGCGAAGCATACGCCCGCAAGCAAGGTGCTGACGCACACTCCGCCCAAAAAGGTGAAGAAGTGAAAGACCCCCAAAAGTCTCTGCGAGACTGGGGTAAGCAAGACTGGCGCACCAAGTCTGGCAAGAAATCGTCTGAGACAGGCGAGCGGTATCTACCCGCAGCCGCCATCAAGGCGCTGACGCCTGCCGAGTACGCAGCGACGACCAAGGCCAAGCGTGCAGGCACAAAGGCTGGCAAACAGTTCGTAAAACAGCCCAAGAAGGTGGCTGCAAAGACTAAAATCTTCCGATGAAAACCCCGGCCTGGCAGCGCAAAGAAGGACAGAACCCTAAAGGGGGTCTTAACGCCAAAGGCCGCGCCAGTCTGAAGGCAGAAGGGCAAGACATCAAAGCCCCGGTGAAATCAGGCGACAATCCCCGCAGGGCGTCTTTTCTCGCTCGCATGGCGGGTAATCCCGGCCCAGAATACAAAGACGGTGAGCCAACCCGCTTGCTGCTCAGTCTCAAGGCGTGGGGCGCATCGTCAAAAGCTGACGCCAAGGCCAAAGCCAAGGCGATCTCGGCAAGGAACAAGAAATGACCTTTCTCGAACTCATCAACGATGTCCTGATCCGCTTGCGAGAGGCTCAAGTCTCATCCAACAACGAGACGGCTTATTCGATACTCATCGGGCGGCTGGTCAACGACGCCAAGCGCCAAGTTGAAGATACGTTCGGTTGGAACGCACTCAGCCAAGACTTTGCTATTTCCACGGTTGCGGCGCAGTTCAGCTATCCGCTGACGGGTATCGGCCAAAAGTTCACTGTTCGGGATGCCCTGAACACGACTTCGGCTGCCGGACTGATCAACCTGTCTTTCGTTGAGATGAACCGATACCAGAAGTTCGGTGTTCCAGCTACTAGCATCCCAGAATATTACGCTTTTTACGGCACGACAGGCACTGATGCGAATGTTGTGCTGTACCCGATACCGGACGGCGTCTACTCCCTGTCGTTCAGCTTGACTGTCCCCCAGGCTCCGCTTGCAGCAGATGCAACGTCGGTGCTTGTCCCTGACTATCTGGTGGCGCAGAACGCCTATGCTCGCGCCTTGGTTGAGCGTGGCGAAGATCAGGGCTTGGCATCGTCGGAGGCTTACCAGCTCTACCGCGATATGCTGTCCGATGCGATTGCGCTTGAAGGCACGCGCCTGCCCGAAAGACAAGAGTTCTTCTCAGTATGAGCCAAACTCTTCAAGTTTCTGGAGTCTCTGCGCCAGGCTTCTATGGCCTGAACACGCAAGACTCCCCGCTTGATCTGGAGAGCGGTTTCGCCTTGGTGGCGACCAACTGCGTCATCGACAAGTTTGGCCGTATCGGGGCGCGAGAGGGCTTCAGCCGTGTCAATGCGTCGTCGGGCGCGCTGGGTGCAAACGATGTCACCGTGATCCATGAGCTGGTCGAGGCAGACGGCACGCTGACCATCCTGTTCTGCGGCAACAACAGGCTGTTCAAGCTGGACGGCTCGAACGCCGTGGTGGAACTAACCTATGGTGGTGGCGGTACTGCGCCAACGATCACAGCCAGCAACTGGCAGTGCGCGTCTCTGGCGGGGCAGACTTACTTCTTCCAAGAGGGCTACACACCGCTTTTGTACGACCCAAGTCTGAGCACGACAACCTACCGTCGGGCTAGTGAGCATCCGTCGGCAGCAGGCACTCCCCCGTTGGCCAACATCGTGATTTCTGCGTACGGGCGTCTGTGGGCAGCAGACACCAATACCGATAACGTGACCATTTCCTTCAGTGACCTGTTGCAAGGTTACAGATGGACGGGTGGCAGCGCAGGCTCGCTCAACATCAACACCGTCTGGCCCAACGGCGCGGACAACATCACGGGCCTGGCAGCGCACAACAATTTTCTGCTGATCTTCGGCAAGCGTCAGATTCTGGTCTACCAAGGCGCGAGCACACCTTCGACCATGTCGTTGGCGGACAGCGTCGGCAACATCGGCTGCATTGCTCGGGACTCGATCCAGAGTACAGGCCCAGACGTTTTGTTCCTGTCGAACTCAGGCGTTCGGAGTTTTGCCAGAACAATTCAGGAAAAGTCTCTGCCGGTGGGCGATCTGAGCAAGAACGTGCGTAGCGACCTGATGCAAGTTGTTTTCTCCGAAACATCGGCAAACATCAAGTCTGTCTATTCGGAAAGTAATGCCTTCTACCTTTTGACCTTTCCGTTGGCCGGTGAGGTCTATTGCTTCAATACGCAAGGCACGCTAGAAGACGATTCGTTCAGAGTCACGAAGTGGGACTCAATCACACCGACTGCGCTGTTGTCGCGGCGCAATGGCGATTTGCTGCTCGGCAAAAATGGATTCGTCTGCAAATACGGAACCTACCTAGACTACACCAGCAACTACAGATTTCTGTACTACACAAATCATGCTGATCTGGGCAATCAGGCCGTCACCAGTATTCTGAAGAAGATCAAAGTTGTTGTGGTTGGCGGGTCTAATCAATTCTTGACGATCAAGTTTGGTTTTGACTTCTCCGGCAACTACCAATCAGTGAACGTCTCGATCCCTACTCAAGGCGCGAGCGAGTACGGACTGGCAGAGTATGCGATAGGCGAGTACACGACAGGCGTGGCGTTGCAAACGCTCTCTGCGTCTGGCTCTGGGAGCGGTAAAATTGTGCAGACGGGTTATGAAACCAACATAAACGGCGCTGCGCTGTCGATCCAACGGATTGAGATTCAATCTAAAGATGGGAAGATATCTTGAGTAACTATACACAGAGCACCAATTTCGCCACCAAAGACGCACTATCTCCCGGCGACCCGCTGAAGATTGTCCGAGGTACGGAGATCAACACCGAGTTCACCAACATCGCGGTTGCGGTGGCGACTAAGTTTGATACCACGGCATTAGCCTCGCCTGGCCCGATTGGCGCAACGACCCCCTCGACCATTAACGCCACCACCGTCACCGCCAGCGGCAACGTGCAGATGGCCTCTGCCAACGGCGGTCAGTTGGCGGGGCTGCGGAATAGAGTCATTAACGGGGCAATGAGAATTGACCAAAGACAAAATGGCGGAAGCATCACTATCACTTCTGCTGGTGTTTACACAGTTGACCGGTCATTTAGCGCGGCAACTGGTGCAAACTTAACTGGAAACAGAACTGCGTCTGGCCTTGCTGGATTGCCTTTTGCCACACAATTTCTTGGTGCGGCAAGTAATACCGCCGCACAACTTGGGCAAAGAATTGAAGCCGCAAACATTCAAGACTTTGTTACCGGCACAACAATCACCATCTCTTGCTACATATACAGCAGCGCGGCTTTTACGCCAACGTGGCAATGGATCACAGCCACCAGTACCGACACGACATATTCAACAGTTGGCGACAGCGGTTCTTTTGCCGCCGTCCCTGCAACAACATGGACAAGGGTGACGGCAACCTTTGCTGCACCAGCCAACACCACGAACGGCGCTCAAGTAACCATTTTGTTAGGCGCGACCCTTGCTGGCGTAACTAAACTGGTTACTGGATTGCAGGTCGAAGTCGGCCCCGTCGCCACGCCATTCGAGCAACGTCCGATTGGGATGGAGTTGGCGTTGTGTCAGAGGTATTTGCCACAAGGTAATGGCGCTTCTGGCTGGGCTTACGCATTAAATTCTGGTCAATATGCGTTTTCATTCCCAGTAACGCCGAGAGTAGGCCCAACTGGTGTAACAGTAATTTCACACGCGACATTGACATCAACTGGTGCCACAGCCCAAATATCCAACAGCGCAGTATTTGCGGGATCGGGGACACAAAACTGCGGGATAGTAAATTTGAGTTCTGCTGCAAATTTTGCAAGCACGGCTGGATTTGGGTCTATGGCGACGAATGGCAATTATTTGTTTACAGGATGCGAACTATGAACTGGCAATACGCAACTGCTGATCTGACGGTCGCCAATCGTGTCAACGAACAGGGCCAGCAGGAATCCTGCCTTGTGTTGGCTTTGCTAGAGGGCACAGTCATTGAGCCCTACGTCGCCCCACCGACACCTATCCCCACAACGGTGACGAGGTTTCAAGCCCTTGCCATTCTCGCGGCTGGCGGCTATCTGGACACCATTCGCACCTATATCGCCACGCTGGATCAGAACAACATCACCCGGCTGGCTTGGGAAAACGCGACGGATTGGGAGCGCACCAGCCCGACCGTCAACGCGCTGGCGACGATGCTCAACCTGACCAGCGCCGAAGTTGATGATCTGTTCATTGCCGCATCACAAGTGAGTGCTTAATGGACTTGATTCATCACTTCAGCGATGGCCTCTACGCGAAGCAGATGATAATCGCCGCAGACACGATGATCTTGAAGCACACACACAGCTTCAGCCACCTGTCGATTCTCGCCTTGGGTAAGGTGGCGGTGATGCGGGGTGATGACGCAGAGATAA